GCCTTTATTGAAAGAACAGATGCCGCACACGAAAAGAATAAGCAGTCTGCCTCTAAGATAATAAAGAAATTAAAAAAACTATTTTTTAGGAAATAATGTCATACTACCTTTCTACAATAAAAGATTTTCCTACGGGACTATGGAAGCTTGATGAGACTTCTGGCTCTGTTGCCTACGATATTTCTGGGTGCGGTAACAATGGATCTTATGTGGGTGGAATTGAGATATCTGGAATGCCAATAGTCTCTGGAGGTCGGCATTCAAATAAAATAGATAGCACTAAATCAATTCAGTTTGTCATTTCAAAAGATTTTTCTGGAACTACTGGCACGGGAGGATTTGGAACCCCATCAACCTACGACAACGACTTTACGCTTGAAGCATGGTTTCATCCAAAAACGCTAACATCTATAACTCCAATATTTGCAGATATAGATGGAATTGGTTTATATTGGGACAACGGCAACGTAGTTTTTAAATTAGAAAATGAAAGACTTGATTACTCTGTCCCTAATCCAAGCAGAGTGCTTCATGTTGTTGGAGTATACTCTGTAAGCTCAATGAGTTTGTATATAGATGGAGTTTTGGTTGAAAGCAAGCCCATATCTATATCTTTTACAAATCCAAGCATAACGTTATCATCTGGGCCAGCCCCAGCAGGAGAACATTTTATAATTGACTGTCCAGCAGTTTACAGATATGCTCTTTCTGGAAATTCAATATTATCGCATTACAATAATTTATTTTTAAATAATGATGAGCAGGTTGCAGTTCCAGAGTTAGGTGAGTTATTTATAGGGGCAGAAAGATATCAAGACATAGCAACAAAATATGTTTATCCCGTTCAGGTACCCTGGAGAGACCTTGTATACGATAATGCAGCATTGTCATATAGCCAAAAGAATAACAGTATTTATTTAAATTCAGGATTTACTAGCGGAGAGTTTATAGAAGATCTAGTTTTAAACATTACAAATCAATATGTATCTTCAAGTATAGAGTGGGTATCTTCAAAAGGAGTTTCAGTATATGTATCAGAAACATCTGAATCTGGCCCCTGGACACCGTGTGTAAATGGATCATCTATACCAGGATTTTCTCAAGGTTCTGGATTTTCTTCAAATAAAATACTATATTTTAAATTTGTGTTTACCTCTACAAACTCAGACATTTACTTGCCAGAGCTTTACTCTTTAAAAATTTACTTCCATTCTGAAAAGAAAGTGTTTTCTCATAATGGAGGAAGCACATTGGCTACTTCGCAACCAACTATTGGGAGCACTTGGGACTTTGATGTATCAAACAATAAATATCCAGTTAGAACCAGAAACTCTGATAATGGAATAAGGCCAAAATCTTCAGCATTTTTTATAAACTCAGTAGAGGATGTTAGAAACATTGAAATGATACTTACTCCAAAATCATTATCTAGTGGTAACCTTATATTTAATAAAACTGGAGAAGTAGAAACATCGTTTTCCTGGGCGGCAGGAGGGGCAATATCAAAATCTAATATTAGCAATGTATACGTAAATGGTCAGGACATTTCTTCGGCAACAAACATATCTTCTTATTTATATATAGGTGAGCCAAATTATATATTAATAAAAACAGCTTCAACAATAACTGGACCCATTTGGTTTAATGGCAAGCAGCTTTTAGGAGTAAGGTCTGGAGTCCTTGACGATAACCAGTATCAGAATATTGCACTGTACCAAGATCCATCAATTAGCCACCAAGAGCATTATGACCTTTATATAGGCAAATCTTTATCTGTTGGGCAAGGATCGTCAATGTCAATGACACAAGGGCCTGTGTCAACATACTCAAGAGACAGGGTAGTGTTCCAAACTCTGTAATTTTGTCAGGTTGAGTGACAAAAAGCTGGACTTATGTATATAAGAATGGTAAAATAATTAACTATGGACATAAAAAGAATTAATGCTCAAATGAAATCTGGGGATACCAGATTGGGTGTTTATGTCTGGGAGATGCCAGATGGCAGATGGGTTGGAGATGAAGACAACAACTTCCTATCAATAGCATCAATGATTGGTAATAAAGAAAGAATTGCTCTGCTAGCATCAGCAGTTGCTCACTATGGAATTGACGTCGGCCAGCCTAAGTTTATTGAAGGAAGTAGACAAATTGACGACGAAGAGTTTGAGTATCAAAAGCAAAGATTAAGATGGGGACTTACTCCAGATCCTTTAGATATTAGTGTACATAAAGAAGAGATGGCTAAGCTGAATGGTGGTAAAAAATGATTGAGAATGAAGACGATATGCTTATTAATAACATAGAGGTTTCTAACGTGGCGGACTGGATGAGATTTAATAATCCAACCACTCAAAAATCAGACGATCTATTTGATATAGAGGGCGAAGATATTTTAAAGCTTTCAGGACTGGGAGCTTCATTTAGAAGAAAAGTTTCTAGAGATCTGCAAAAATCTTTTGTTGGAAAAGACGGCGCGGTAAGCCAGCAGCTTCAACATCAACAAGCAGTTAGCGGGTACGCTACGTTTGATCTAATTCAACCAGAATACAACTTAGATTATCTATCAACAATTTATGAAATTTCTCCATACAACTACGCTGCTATAAATGCAAAGGTAGCAAACATAGTCGGTCTTGGATTTGATTTTATTGAATCAAAAAAGACAACGGATGCCTTAGATGAAATTAATGATGAAAAGCAATTAGAAAGAGCACGTAAGAAGCTGAATAGAATTAAGCAAGACTTGCATAAATGGCTTGAAGATTGTAACGAAGATGAAACTTTTAAAGAAACACTTATTAAGTTCTATACTGACGTAGAGGCTACTGGTAATGGCTATCTGGAGGTCGGTAGAACGACGACTGGAAAGATTGGGTACATTGGCCACATACCCTCAAAGACAATGCGTGTGAGACGCCTTAGAGACGGTTTTATACAGCTTCTTTACGGCAAGGCTGTATTCTTTAGAAACTTTGGGGATACAGAAACAATAAACCCTATAGCAGGACAAGAAGATAGACCTAACGAAATTATTCATTTAAAAAAGTACACACCAAAAAATAACTATTATGGAATCCCAGATATAATTGCTGCACAAAATGCAATGGCTGGAAACGAATTTGCTGGTAAATATAACTTAGATTATTTTGAAAATAAAGCGGTCCCTCGATACATTATTACAGTAAAAGGAGCAAAGCTTTCTCCAGAATCTGAAAGAAAATTGCTTGAATTTTTCCAGGTCGGATTAAAGGGAAAGAACCACAGATCTTTATATATACCACTTCCACCAGACTCCCCAGACTCAAAAACTGAATTTAAAATGGAGCCAATTGAAGCAGGGGCGCAAGAAGGCTCATTTGAAAAGTATAGGAATTCAAATAGAGATGAAATATTAATGGCTCACAGAGTACCAATTAATAAAATTGGCACCCCAGCAGGGATTAACTTGGCTGCAGCTAGAGACGCAGATAAGACATTTAAAGAGCAAGTTTGTCTTCCAGCACAACAAAATCTAGAAAAAAAGCTAAGTAAAATAATTCAAGAAATGACTGATGCAATGGATCTAAAGTTCAATGAACTTTCTCTAACAGATGCAGATACTCAGTCTAAAATAGATGAAAGATATCTTAGATTCCAGGTAATTACTCCAAATGAAATTAGAGTAAGAATGGGAATGGTCCCACGAGAAGGTGGAGATGTCCCAGTAGACCTTGCAGCCCAGGCAGCCGAAATTAAGGCTCAGGCTACTCAAAGTAGAACTCGTGACCAAGAGAGATCAGCAAATTCCCCAGATAAATCTGGGGAGGGCAGAAATGCAAAAGGGGATGGAAGACAAGTCAACTAGTCCTACTCAACTACTTATTTGCCTTTTGATACAACAATCTCTATAATATATAACATATGATCATAGAAAAGTCACATTGGTCTTCTAATGGAAATGCTATTAATTTATCAGTTCCATTTACGAAGGTCAATAGAGAGAAAAGAACAGTCTCAGGATTCGCAACATTAGATAACCTGGATCAGACTGGTGATGTCGTTACTCAAGAAGCTAGCATGAAAGCGTTCGAAAGCTTTAGAGGTAATCTAAGAGAAATGCATCAGCCACTTGCAGTTGGCAAGGTAGCATCATTTAGACCAGAAACTTTTTATGACCCTGCAACAAAAGAATTTTACAATGGTGTTTACGTTGATGCATACATTTCTAAGGGCGCTCAAGATACTTGGGAAAAGGTTCTAGACGGAACACTAACAGGATTTTCCATCGGCGGAAAGATTATTGAATCAGATAACGAAGTAAACAAATCAACAGGAGCATCAGTAAGGTTTATTAAAGACTATGCACTAGTTGAACTATCAATCGTTGATTCACCAGCAAATGAACTATGTAACATTTTATCTATTGAAAAAGTAAATGGACAAATGATTTTTAAAGGCATCGCAGCAGATGTTAAAATGGAAAATATTTTTTATTGTGCAGAAAGTGATTCTGTATTTATGTCAACAGAATCAGAATACATATCTCCAGTTACTGGTAAAAAAACAGAACTCATTGGATGGGTAGAATCAAACGACGTAAACAAAGGAAAAGAAATAGAGAAGATTCTTGATTCACGTAGATCAAGATTGCAAACATTGCCTGACAACACAAATATAAATATGGCAATTGCAGAAGGAGGAAATGAAGTGGAAAAGCTTAATGTAACAGAAGCAACTCCAGTAGTAGAAGAAGCAGTGGCTCCAGAAGCACCTGCAGAAATTATTGAAGAAGTTGCCCCAGTAGAACAAGAGTCTGCTGAAGTTGTAGCTGAAGAAACTTCTGCCGAAGTTCTGGAAAAATCAGCAGAACTAACAACTCAGGAATCACCTGACTTTGTTAAAATGCTAGGCGACCTTAAGGGTTTCTTCTCAGAGACTTTGGAAAAGGCCTCTGAGGCAAACGCTGCTCAGGTTTCAACAATCAAGGAGACAGTCGAAGCTTTTAGCAAGAATGTCGATTTGAGAATTTCAGAATTAGCAGAAAAGCACACAGAACTCTCAACAGCAGTTGATTCAATCAAGTCCATCATGGACACAGTTGAAAAAAGAGTAGACGCAGTAGAATCAGACACTGCAATTAAGAAGTCCTCTGACCTTGGCGGGTCAGTTGGAGTAACAACAATCAAAAAATCAAAATGGAACGGCACTTTCCTCGGTTCCGTTAGCGAATTAACAAAATAAGGGTATGGTGAAAAACTAATGAGTAATGAACTATTAGCAAAAGCAGCTGAAGCAGGCACAACACTAACAGGTGGAATGACTGGCGCAGCAAACCCTACCGACGGAATTCACGTAGGTTCCGAGGGTAAGGGAGGCTTGCTCAATCCTGAGCAATCCGCAAGATTCCTCGATTACATGTTCGATGCAACAGTAATCGGTAAGGTAGCACGTACAGTTCGAATGAGAGCTGACACTACAGAGATTGATCGTATTGGCGTCGGTGAGAAGCTTATGAAGCTTGCAGCTGAAGCAGAGAACACTGGCACAAATGCAGCCGTACAGTTCTCAAAGATTTCTCTCACAACAAAGAAGCTTCGCCTAGATTGGGAGCTTTCAACTGAGTCTCTAGAAGACAACATTGAAGGTGCAGATCTAGAAGATCACATCGCAAGACTTATGGCAACACAGGCTGGTAACGACCTTGAGGACGTAGTTCTTAACGGTAACACAGCTCTAACTGGAGATGCACTTTATAAGTCATTCGACGGTGTTGTTAAGATTGCAAAGGCAAACGGCCACGTAGTAGCTGGAGCGGGTGCAGTAATTTCCCGTGACATCTTCAATAAGGCTCTTAAGGCAATGCCACGTAAGTACAAGCAGCGTCGTCCAGACCTACGCTTCCTTGCAGGCTCAAACCTAATTCAAGACTACTTGTACTCAACATCACAGAACATCCAGAACGTCAACCCACAAGATATTGCTTCAAGCATTATCCGTGGTGACCAGGGTGGTCTAGGTGGTCCAGCAGGGTATGTAGCACCATTCGCATTTGGTATTCCAATTGTTGAAGTTCCGCTACTAAAAGAAACTCAGACTGGTTCATATGCAACACCAACAGGAGAGCACGGAGACGTCCACTTGACATTCCCAAATAACGTTGTTATTGGTATCAAGCGTGATGTAACTGTTTACCGCTTCTTCTGGCCAAAGAAGGACTCAATCGAATATACAATGTATACTCGTGTTGGTACCCAAATTGAGCAGGCAGATGCATGGGTAGTCGTAAAAGACGTTAAGGTTGCTTCTTAATTTAAGAAATAACTTGCTGGAAAGGCCCCCAATTAATTTTGGGGGCTTTTCATTTTAATTTTCTAGTGCTATAATTTATATACATACCAAAGGAGTATATATGTCATTTGACACACTTAAGGTCAAGGATCTAAAGACATTAGCAGCAAACTTTGCAGTTGATGTCGATGGACTAAAAAATAAAGCAGATGTAATTGCGGCACTTGCAGAAGAGGGAGTTACTTGGTCAGTTTACCAAGGGACACTCAAGAATATTGAAAGCGCAAAAGAAGATGCAGATGAGATTCTTCCTAGACTGGATCCAAATCAAAAACTTGATGAAGATATGATTCTAGTAAAGATGGACAGACCAAATGCTAGATATGATGCCCTAGGCTTCACATTTACAAGAGATCATCCATTTGTAGCAATGAAGCCCGATGTGGCGCAAGAAATTTTTGATAAGGAGGAAGGGTTTAGACTAGCTACCCCTAGAGAAGTACAGGAGTACTACAACTAAGCCTAACAAATGGCAGAGATATATGTAAACACAAGCACACCTGCAACAACAAAGATTTATGTAAAGGGTGAGGCTGTAACACTTAGCTCTCCAGTAACTGTCAAAGTTTATGACATAACTGGCGATCCAGTTATATCTCCACCAATTAATTCAACATCAATACTTACAACTCTTACGGCGGAGCAAAGCGAAGTTGATATAGGGTCATACAAAGTTTATCTACCTATCTCGTACACAGCAAGATCAAGAAAGTTCAAGTTGGTATGGGAATGGCAATATGAAGGATCTTCTTATTCTAATACAACTATGCTTGATATTGTAACACCTTATGTAGATATACAGGAGGCTGCACAAGAAATGGGATTGGGATCAGATTCAAATGATCCAAACCATAAGACATATCAAGAGCTCAAGCTTGCTGAAAGATATGCAAGAAATATAATTGATGGGTACACTGGTCAAAAATTTTTCCTACACGATGATTATTTTTCTTCAGTAGGAAATG